GCCGAATTTTGCAGCGGCGCGGTCGGATTAACCACCGTGAACTGAGCGTTCTTGTTGCACGCCGCTGCGGTAAGCACGGCGAGGCCATCGTCTTGAATTTCGTAGACCGTATTCGGGTCGTCGTTCACCAGAACGTAATAGCCTTGCGTCTTCGTAGCCGGAATGTTAGTGATTTCCAGAGCCAACGGCGTACCGATCAGCGACGGCGTACCGATGCTCGGGGTCGGGGCAACGCCGACGATAACACCGCGCAGCCATTCGATATTACTTCCACCGATAGCCTTTTGAACGGCGGGCACGCCGTTGGCGTCACCGCCAGCAGCAACTTTCACCATGTCGCCAATACCGTACTGCGAAGTATCGGTTTGGGGGATGTAATACCAATTATCTTGCCCCGTGTTAGCCCCACCGACCCGACTAGTCAGGACAGAGAAGCCGTTGGGGTTAACAACGTTCGCCATAGCGAAAGCTCCCTAGTAACGGTTTATTGCTTCATATCAAGAGGGCCGCGTTTCATTGTCACGGCCTGTTTACGCCCATCCGGCACGTAAGATTCTCCAACCATATCGGCTTGAAGGCCCTTGCCGTTCCGAATCGGCGCTTCCTTTGCGGCGATTTGAGCAGCAATCTCCGCTTGGTCTTCGTCAAACCACTCTTGCGGGATCTTCATCAGATACGCGTAAAGTGGTTCGTTCTGGTCTGTCGTCCCGACGATGAACCGGATTTTCCCGTCCACCGCAGAATTTGAGTCCACTACCTTGTTCGATTCGCCCAAAGCAACTTCGCCTTGCATGACGAACTCGTATCCACCAGCCAAAGCGCGGTCAATCCGCCCCGGCGTGTCGTTTAGAATGTGGAGGTGGTAGCCCGCAATTTCGGTCAACACATCCAGCTTTTTATTCGTCCCGTTGAAAACGCCTCGCTGGCGTTCACGACGGGGAGCACGGCCGCCGTCCCGAGTTGCACGCGCCTCACGGGTGCGTTGGTCGGGCGTTCCTGCTGCGGTCAGTTTTTCACTCATTTCTTCCTCCGATCTTCATAGCCGTAGTACAAAGCTGCCCATTGGGTGCGTGCCTTACCCTCATCCTTACCGAAAACCCCACTTGCCACTTCCATGTCGCATTGCCGTTTCGCATCCATCGGGAGCGTGTTGTAGCCGCGACGCGCGCCGGTTGACGTTACCGCCCCGCCAGAGGTTGCCGCCCCTTCGACAGGGTTTCGGCGGCTGGTGAACTTGTGGGCGAATTCTTTTCGCACCGCCTTGCTCACTTCCGGCAGAATGTCGTCAAGCGACCAATCTGGGTTTTCAGCTTTCAGGCGTTGTCCTTCCACTACGGCAAAAGCTGACATCGCACGGTCTTTTTCAAACCACGGATTTTGATCAGCCCACGCAGCCATTGTGGGGTTTTTACGCCATGCATTAGGATCTTGGGTTTTTGGTGCAGGCGGCGGCTCGATGGTTTCCGGCCCACGTTCTTGAAGCGCGTCAATCTGCTCTTCAATTTCGTCGGCGGTGTCGAGATCACCTGCTTGGCGCGCTTGGCGCTTCTGTGCTTTGAGAAAAGCGATTTGGTTGTCGTATTCTTCCTTCATCTTCTTGACTTGAAGGTCGAATACGCTTTTGTTCATCGCTTCTACGGCGCGAACTTGTTCTTGAAGTTCGGTAACTTGCTTGAGTAGTGCATCGTTCGACTTCTTCAGAACGCCATTATGCTTTGTGTGGCGTTCTACAAAAGCCTCGGCCTCAGACCACTTCTCAGGATCGCCGGGGAACTCTTCCAGCGGAACCCAGCCCATTGAACGAGCTTGTGTCTCAATCGGGTCTGCGGCTTCAATAGTAATTTCACTATTGTCGTTGTCTGCAACATACTCCGGATTATCCAGATTGTCAAGTTCTTGTTCCATTATGCGTCCTCCAAGCCAACGACATCGGTATCGTTGATGATTCGATAGTCTTTGCCGTCTTTGCCTTTGTAAGCCAAACCGGAATACTTACCGAAAACAATGCGGTCTCCCGCCTTTGCCCAGTTCGACGTACTCTGGTTGTCCCAACAACAAGGGCCAACTTCGACAACAGTACCTTTGACCTGCGCCATATCTTCGCGGCCTTTGGTATCACGGGCGATAATGATGCCCCCCGCGGTCTTCTCGTCAACCGCATCTGGCAGAACTAGCACGCGGAACCCTACAGGATGGAAACCCGATTCATTCGTCATCTTCGATATCCCTAATAAAATCGACGTATTCCTGATGGTCAAGCGCCGCCACACGGTGTAGCGTCTTGATCTTCTCGACGGCGGCGTAGTTCAAAAGCGCGATCATTTCGGGCGTTCTGCCCTCCGTAAATTCACCTTTTGTCCATGCGCTCGCCGCATCAGCGATAAGGGATGTCATATAACGCCGGAACTCCTTGGTTACTGGATCACCCAGCCATTCCGCCCACTGCTCCTTGCTGACTGTTGCCATCTGCTTCTCCTTGCGGTTGGTTTGCTTGTTGTGCTGCGCCTGCTAACTTCGTGATCTGATCCAAATGGTCTTGGTAGGCTTTGGCCTGTGCCACTTCCGCTTGAATCAACTGAAGCATTTGCGCCGTTTCGGCGGTTTGAATCTCGGACATAATCTTGGCCGCTTGGGCTTCCAAGAGGATGATCTGAGCGCGGTTTTTCTTTGCCTTTTCCATAATGTCCATCGCCTTGTTCTGCAAACGACCTTGGACTTCCGCGCTCTTCTGCTGGTTCTTCATTTCCTGAACCATGACTTCCTTCGGCTTCTGCGGTTGCATGGACTGTTGCGTCATGACGCGCTCAATTTCCGGCATGTCCATCTCTTCCAGAATCTTGCGCGACAGATACAGCTTGTCGGTGCCCGGCAGTTGCGCGGCGAGCATATAGCGCTGCACCCGCTGTTCGGTTGACGCGATAGTGGGGTCGGCGGTGGGGATGACGGTCTTATCCGATTCCAGATAGTCCGTCCACTGCGCATCCGCGCCTTGGCCGTCCGTTCCCGTATAGTGAAATACACCATCGGGCGGGGGGTTCAGGTAGTTCAACCGGTAGATGAGTCGGAATTCTTCCTTCAGGGCGCGGTACGAACGCTTGTAGATCCCGTTAAAGACCTTCTCGCCCTGCTCGATAACTGCCTGCGTCGTCCCGACTTTCTGGTTCTGCCCCGGATTTTGGCCGCTCATCGAGTCGGTTGACATGCCGATGCGCGAACCCCAATCGATGAGAAGGCCCAGCAGTTGGAACAGGACGTTAGACGGTTCGCGTACCGGAAGGGGGTAAATACCCTTTTGCAAATCTTCCGGCGTGGTGTCGGTGCGCTTCCACTCTTGCGGGCGGAACGAATATTCCCCGCCGCGCACGCGGATCCCTCGGGCGAGGAAACCGCCACCAAGGTTCGACATGGTACCGGCGTCGGTCAGTTGGTTGATAACCGTGTCCACGGCGTGGTTGGTCGCGCCCAGCAAACGCCCGAAGCCCATGCCATAGATACCGCCGTCCGGGGAGGGGATGAAAACGTCTTGCGCGAAATACTTCTCCGGCTCAATGCGGATGATCTGATCGTCTGAATTTCGCTCGATGCGTTCGGCTTCGAACCGGGCGACGAGGCGGTACATTTCCCCGGTCTCCTCGTTGACCGAGGCGATGTACGGCTCCGCGTAACCGTCGCCGTCCATATCCAGCCACAGGTGCTGCTCCAGTAAGTTGAACGGCGTAGCTTCGTCAGCCGAACCGGGGCGCATGCCGGAGATATCGTCCTCCGCACTGCGGATCACGTCGCCCTTGGGGTTTGAAGTCGATTCCGGGTAGCGCGCCGCGCCATTTGCGCCGGATACCGTTTCCGTATCCGGGTTCAGGCACATGAACAACCCGCGTCGCTTACGTTCTTCCAAGTCGTTCGGCCAAAACGGGATGACGTGCGTCATGCGCGGCGTGGCGTCGAAGCTCTTAGACCAGTAGTTGATAACCAAGTCGCTCGGCAACACCAGTTCGCTGATAGGGGTCTTCTTAACCCCGTCGAAGTAGATTTTTTTGAAAGAACAGCCAAAAATCGCTTTGACAATCTGCGCTTTGTCTGTATTCTCTTCCCAACCGGAGTCCTCTTCCATGACCTGAAAGGACATGTGCTCAGAGATTCGCTTGGCGCGGGCCGTCTTTTGGCCGGTGGGATCAGCGCCAACCGTTCGGCAGGAAATCGGGCGGGTGCCGCGCACCAGCGCTGGGTAAGCACGGGCGTGGTATTGAAGGGCCGCGATAGTGATAAGCGGGAACTTGATGTTTGACGAGCCTTGCCACGGGAAGGTTTTCTCCTCCCGTAGTTGCATCGCCAGCTTAAGCGCGTCGGCGTAATCGGCTTCCCACTCGGCGCGCGAATCCTTGTCGGCTTGGTAGCCGCGAAGCACATGCTCGCCCACGCACTTGATATCGTCCGCGTCCATGTGGGCCATCAAATTGTCTGACGACAGGATGGTATCGATATTCAAGTGCTTTAGGAGTTGCATGTTAATACCTTTTCAAAATGGGCAGCACGACCTTCTCAGTCCATTCCTTAAACCGTTCTTGGTCAATGTCTCGAAGTTCTTCGGGGGTGAACGTGGCTTCTACCGGGCGCTGTCCGTTCTTTTTCACACCGCGAAGTTTGGCGAACACAGGTTTTTCCAAATAATTGCCGTCTTCAAAGATGAGTTTCATGTCAGTATCCTGTTACCGGGTTACGACCGTGGGCAACGTGTTCCATCTCTTCGCGCGCCCATTCCTCTTCGTCCAATTCCTCTTGCGACGGCGGGACAATGATATCGTCGAGCGCCAAGCCGAACTGGCTCATCGTATCTACAATGTCGTCGTGCTTGCCGCGCGGAAACTGAAGCATTTCGGTTTCCAGATCGGGGTACCACGACGCACTTTTATCAAACCGCACACGCCCCGCCCGCATTCGAGCTTGAATCGAGCGCGCCCGCGTGATCTTATCGACGGCAGGGGTCATCAAGTGCAGACGCAAAAACTGTTGCCTGCGGCCCATCTCTTCATTCAGGAAAGGCCCGATTGACTTCTGGATAACGCCCGCTTCGACTAGGAATAGCTCAGGGCTATAACGTTCGTCCACTTGGAAGAGTATATCAAAGAGGGTCTTGGGGTCAAATCGCCCGGCGATAACTTCTACAACGTCCAGATAGCCGTCCGGCGTCATAGCCCCGACTGTCACCGCCGATCGGTCGGCGTGCTTCTTCTGCGATACGGCTAAGTCCACGGATACGTAGTAAGCGCATTCCCCGCCTGACAGGCCGTTGTCACGGGCGTAGATCGTCTCGTCCGGGATGCGCAGCAGGTCTGACTTGTCAAAAAACGAATGGCCTTCGGGAATGGGGCGGTTCAAATACTCTTGGGAATAGGCGTCGGGGCCTAATCGGAGTTGTTCGCCCCGCAAACCTTCTTCAGTCCATCGAGCAGGCCACAGGATATTGCTAAAATCGCTATACGATTCGTGCGCCGACCATTGCCGGGTATGCCAACCGCCCTCTATACCTTTCTCAATCAGTTCCGCCAGCATACTATCAAAACTGAGAATGGTTCCCACGATGCGAAACACGCATTCGCGGGAGCCTACCGGCAAAAGTGCTTTTCTAAACCAAGCTTTGAATTTCTGAAGGCGGTCTGGGTTTGAGATCACTTCGTCGAATTCTAAATCATCGCCAAGGACTAGATTTGGACGTTTGTTTCTCCATTTAAGGCCCCGCAAACGCTGTTCACTGCCTCGGGCCAGCACTCGAACTTGGTACCCGTCCGTGAACTCAAGAATGATTTCCGTTTCCGCGTCTTTCAGAAATTGTCGAAAACCAAAAGTTGATGTTAGCGACTCGTTTTCGTAAATCTCATTTTTTATTTCTTTTAGCTGGGACACTGCTTGCGATTCCGAGTCTGACACGATCATCAAATGATCACGCACACGGAACATGATTACGGCCAACGCATAGGTGAACGTAATCGAAGTTGATTTAGAGTGGCCGCGCGGCGCAGCCCACGCGCAATGAGTTTTTGTCAGATCACAGGCGTCTTCCCACATAATTCTGTGAAATTCGGCCGTTTCCGCCGCGCCGTCTAAAGAATCCCAAAGAAAACTTTTTTGGAAACCCTCGATAATGGTAGCCGTCAGCGTCACCGGTACGAACTTGTTCGTATCTTTTTGTCCGCCTATAGCTGCCTTAGGCTGCTTAGCCATAGTTTGCAAATTCCCCAAACAACAAGTCTGCGGCTAAACAATAAAACTCGTGCGCGTCTTCAACGGTGTCAAAAGTTCCTAAATGCTTTTGTTTGCCGTTATGCCGGATATACGCCGTTATCCTGCCGTCTTCCCGTACGCGAACTCCTTTACGCCCAGAAGCACTGTCTTTTCGTAAAGTAGTGTTTCTGGTATTTCCTTTCCTATCGCAAAACCGTAAATTGCTTTTTCGGTTATCGAGTCTCACACCGTTAATGTGATCTACTTCTTTCCCGTCGCCAATACACGTCCCCGCAATCTCACGTGCCATGTATTGGTTGGTGTACCTTTCGCCAATTTTCAAACTGCGCATTGCGTAACCGTTTCTGTCGAGCCGCCAAGTATACGCATTCAGTCTATCGTAATCCTCATCGTCAACAAGAATGGCTATGCCCTTACGTGTATAGATTTCGGTCATGATTTAGTCCAAATCGCACGGTGGGGCTTCGGTTTTCTTTTTGCGACCGGGCTTTTTACCCTTGTCCGCAAAGTCGCCGATGGGTTTAACCTCTACGTCAATCGTATTCGCTTCTTCCTTCTTGAGTTGGCGGTTCATGACCGCCTCTAGCTTACTGGCGATGTTCTGAAGCTGGTTAGCCTCGGCAGACTGCCCGCGCCCTTCGTCGGTTGCGCGTAGCTTATCTCTTTTATCGAATAGGGTTCCCGCTACGATAACGGCGGTGTGGGCGGAGACGCCGACGCGGATTGTCTTTTCCGGGTCGATCAATTCGCCATTGCGGTCGTATTTTGCGGGTACGTAACGGGGGTCGCCTTCGTCAAGCCGGTTCTCGATCACGTTGAACGCCTTGTCGATGATCGTCGTCATCTTGCGTTCCATGACCCTATCGGCGGCGATCTTGACTTCCTTGAGCCGCTGCTTGAACCATTCCTGATCCCGCCACAGATAGGCGAGCGAGCGCGTCGTGTCGGACGCTTTGATAGCGGCCTCCATCTTGCCGCCCGAGTGGTAGAATGCCAACACGAAAGCCTCTCGGCCCGCGTAGTCGGTATCCGGAAATTCATTGCTTACAATTTCGTCGCGTGAACCGAATGGTCTCCATGGGACTTGTTTTGCGTCGCACCCCCTCCGACCTCCTACGACGTTTTTATTTTCGTGTTTGATTTGGGTTTCGGGGGCATATGCCTCCACTGCTCAGAGCACCACACTCCCACTAGCCACAGTTACCCATGGCTAGTAGTAGCAGTAGTGGTGGGCAGGTTTGGGAGCCGTGCTCCTCCTCACAGCGACTCCCAGCGACCACTGCCGGGCGCCAGTCACCTCACTCCGCAACCAAC